TAGATACGTGCGCTTGTGCTGTTAATTGGCACGCAAAATACACGCCCATCAGGCAATAGCACGCCACCAACAAACGCACCAGACCCTGCGTATGTACCTGCTGGCGTTGTCAGTGTATCTGATACAACGCCGTAGTTGAACTTCCGATAGCTACTGATGTTTCGATAGTTCAGCGGATACCATTCTGTTGATTTGCCGGGATAGGTTCCGGCTTGCAATTCATTTGTCACCTCTGGCAGCGTAAACATGCCGGGCGCACGCAGCACCGTTGTTATACGTGCCGGTCCGATTAGCCCGCCATTCACTCCATTCATGAGATGTCCTCGTAGCTGATGACCAGCTCCAGGTCGCCGGCAGCGCTGGCCTGTGCGCGGAGGCTGTGGCCTTCCTCCAGGTAGATGTATGCCTCGCGGGTGACCAGCACCTGAGTGGCATCAGCTGGCACGCTGATTGTTTTGCCGATGGCGAAGCCGGTGGTGCCGTTGTAATGCTCCAGGCTGATGTCAGCTGCTGCGGTGCCATCCACGTTGGCGCAGTACACCGAGTTGACCTTCAGCACCTTGCCGCTGCTGGCGGCGTTGCTCAGCGCTGCAGCCATCGAGGTGGTGACGGCATAGCCCACGGTCTTGCCGACGACCGTCGTGACCGAGCTGCCTGATTTGATGTTTGGCGCTGCCATTGATCACCGCCAGGTGGTGTATTGATCTTCATTCCAGAATAGCGACGCCGCAAAGCCATCATCATCAGCTGCGGTTCCAGTAGCCGCCCCAGCCGCCCACACCACATTCACCACCAGGTCGATCTCGCCGGTCTGCGTTGCAGCGCCAGCAATCCAGATCACATTCACGCCAAGCTCAAAGCCAGGCAGCGGCTCAATGCTCGGCAGCCATGTGCCATCCGTCACCAGCGACACGGTGGTGTCCACGTACCCACCACTCTTCTGCGCCTCCTCCGGTGGCTCCTGGTAACGCCAGCGCATTCCAGCCGGCACGATGTTGGACACGCTCGACTGGCCTGCCCAGATCTCAGCCGGCAGCAGGAAGCTGACGAATGAACCCTGCTGCCCGCGGTAGTGATCGCGGATGCTGGCCATCTCGGCCTGGGTCAGGTTCTCATAGCTCAGCTCCATGGTGAGGTTGCTGACGCGGCTGCTGTGCAGGAACTTCACCTGCCCGCCACCAAAGCCAACCTCACGCGAGACGGCAAAGCGGCCCATGCTGTAACTGCGGCCGGTTGGCGTCAGTGTTGGGTATGACGCTGTGGTGACCGCGCCATAAAGGAATGGCTCCTGCGGCTGCCAGTCCCATTCCTCCCAGAACGTGGCCATCAGTTCGACAGCGTGATCACGCTGGTGCTGACGCTGAAGGTGCCGCCGGAGGAAACCACCTCACCGCTGAAGTCCAGGTAGGCAATCAGCTCATCGGCGCTGCTCGCACCGCCGCGCGCTTTGTAGATCACGCCGCCTGCAGTTGTAAACGTGGCTGATGGCCACGACACCGACGAGAAGGTGAGAATCTTCTTGTTGGTGTCGTTGGTGATGGTGCAGGTGGTGGCGTTGCCGCCAGCGGTGTAACCAGTGCCGCTGATCTCGCTGCTCACATCATTGCGCCGGTCGTGCCCGTCCTTGCTGGCCGTGTAGCCGACACCAACTAGCAACAGCTTGAAGCTGTCAACCGCAAAATCCAGATCACCGTTGACCAGATCAGTCAGCACCGAGTTGTAGACAAAGGAAGCCATGCTGCACGCTCCTGGTGATTCAGTCTATTGTCCAGCGAATTGCAGTAGCCACGATTGGATAAGGAACTGCTAGCACAGATCCAGGCGTGCCCGTAACAGTGCCGCCAAAATCAACCATTGCCAGCGGGTACGATGCGCTATAAATTGGCTCCGATGAACTCGCTGCATCCAAGGGAGTCTGCAAACAAAGCAGCAATGATTTTGCGCTTAGCGTGCCTGATGGCACCCACCTAAAGCAGTTGATTGTGTCACCTGAACCTGGGAATCTTTGAGACGCAGGCCGCAATTCTAAAAGCTTGCTGCCGCGAATTAAACTAGACTCTTGGAGAAAGTCAAACGGGCCAGGGCCGTTATAGTAGGTGTAAAGGTTTTGCACGTACTGACCACCTTTGGTGTAGCCGTTGGCGGTCGGCAGTTCTGTTACGCCACTACCCAGCAGCTGGTCGACGCGGCCGGTGTAGCTGCTGTCGAACTGCGCAACATCAGTGCTGCACAGCAGAGCGAACACCGTTCCTAGCTTTTTGAACCAGAAGGTTTTTGCGTCTTGCTGATCCATGCCATAAGTTGCAAGATACCGAATGGCAGACTGCTGGTAGATGTTGACGGTTACTGCCATTGCTTTATGCCATGGTGAATTTGAAAATGCCAGCAGATGGCCACTGCACAGTAAAGGCTGTGCCATTACTGGCAGTCAGCAGTGCATCAAAATCAATCAACGCAAGCGCTATTGATGCGGTGTACGGATCATTAAGCGATGCTCCATTGTTTGACCTGGCCTGCGGTAGCTCGTAGCACAACAATGCAGATCGTGCGGCGATGCCGGATCCGGTTGCGCTCCATCCAACATCATCGGCCGCCATTGTCAATTCGCCTGATGCGTAGTTAACTCGCACATTCTGCAATGCCTTTCCGCCCTTGGTGTAACCATTGCCAGTAGACAACTCGTTTGCGCCTGCGCTGGAATAGGTGCCGTTCCATTCGCGCAACAACGCATAGCCACCAGTTGTAGACGCTATACCAACGCTTCTAAGGGTCAAGTAAAAGGGGTTTCTGCCTGCAAAAGCAACAGTCTTATCCTTCTGGATAATCCCATAGCGAACAACGTCGGAGATGTTAAATAGGTGAACAGTTACAGCCATGGCTACGAAACCGGGAACCGCAGTCTGAACACAGCAACCAGCGCAGGCACTTCAACAATCACGCCAGGTGCGCCAGCTCTTGATAGCGCCAGCGTCAGCGTCTGTGATGTGCCATTGGCAGCCACGCCACGACCAGCACTCAATCCAATCGCAATGGTCGTAGTGAACGGCAGGATGTCCGCCGTAGGTGCCACGGAGCTGCTCAGCGTCACGCTGACACCATGGCTGCCGCAGGGATAATCCTCAACCATTGGCGGCTCGACATAGCTCCATGCGTAACCCTGCAACGAATAATCAGCCACGTTGCTCACGCCGCTCATCACCTCAGCCGGCAATCCAAAGTTGCCGTATGGCCCGCGGCGCGCCTGGTAGTGCAGCAGGATCGCCAACACCTGCGCCTCGCTCAGGCCGATGAACTCGAGCTGCAGCGTCGAGTCGATCAGCACGTTGGAATGCCGCACGCGGTTCTCCATGCCGTTCACGCCTTGGTAGGCCGTGTTCGGGTAGCTGCCAGGCGTGAACGTCCGGCTGCTTGGTACCAGCGCAGGAAAGGTGCTCATCCGTAGCTATCCAGGCCGTCGTCTGGATTGGTCACGGTGCCGCTTGCTGTGCCTTGCACTGGCACGTTGCCGATCAGCACCTCATCCGATGGCACCACAGCATCCTCAACAGCAGGATCAAGCGGTGCCGGTGGGTCGATCACTTGGATGTAAACCTCAGCCGGGATGGTTGAATCCGTCGCGCGGCCGGCATCAGCGTCGCAGCTGGGGCCGGTCTTGGTGGTATCCACCAGCCCAGCTGTATAGGGAACATTGGCCACCGCAACTGCCACGATGCTTCTTCCCAGCGTATCTACTGGATGGTGGATGCACTCGTAGCTCACCACACCTTCCAGCGATTTGCCCATGGTGACCACCTCATAGAGGAAGTCATGCACAGCCTCGCCAACGCCTACCGATGCGCGCGGCAGCTTGACGCGCACGATGTCGCCAACGCTCACGCTGACGTTGTGCGCCTGGGGCCTTGCCTTGAACGTGACTGAGTGGGTGATGTTCACGCGGCTGGCCAACAGGTAGGCGCCAAACCTGGCAGCGTGCATTCCGCTGGTGCAGAACTCGCTGAGGTCATGCGTCTCGATTGATAGGTTTGTGCGTGCGGTGTCGGAGTAACGCAGCTCCACGGTGCGGATGATGCCGATGTCATCTTCTGCCTGCTGGCGCCACATCACCTGCGCTACAAACGGCTGCCGCTGCGTCAGGTCGCTGTATTCGATGCGGAACGAATCCAGCAGGATCGTATCCTCATCAAACTGATACACCGCCACTGAGCTGGTGGTGTTGACTGAACCATCCTCCAGCGTTGGCACCAGCGGCTTCAGGCCGCGTTTGCCTTGCACGCGGCTGGCACGCACCAAAAAGTAGGGCGCCCACTTCGTGATCAGCTCCTCGTAGTTGATGCTTTCCTTCAGCACGCAGTCACACTTCAAACCATTGGCGCCGAGGAATCGCGCGACCGTGGTCAGGCCTGCTGTATCGATCAGGTTGGCATTCAATCCGCCGATGTTGGCAAGCAGCCAGTTGGTCAGGTCTGCGAAGTTATCGCTGGGGCCAAAGGCCTGATCCGTCAACCGCTGCACATACATGCCGCCGCGGATGAACAGATGCACCTGCCGGTCCCACAGCGTCGAGCCATCAGCCACCTGCCGCGAGAAGCTGAGCGTTGAGATGCCTGGGTAGCTGCCAATGCTGCCGCAGTTCTGCGGGCAGTTTGGCAGTGTGTAGCCACTGCGCTGCACAATGGCATTTTCTGGGATCCAATCGCCCGCGCGACGGTTGAAGGTTTGGGTGTGGCTGCCATGGCGGCAACCGCCGGAGAACACATCACGCACTGGGATCGAATCCATCAATCCCTCGCCCAATACCAGCAAGTAGAACGCTGTGACTTGATTGGTGGCGCTGTTCACAAATCGCGCTTCAGTAGCGCTGGGGCTGATCAACACACCGCCAACGCCGGCCACCTGGCGGCAGAAGACGATCGGCACCACATCGCCCAGGCTGGCGGCTTTCTGTGCCACATCCAGCGGCCTGGTCACCGCCGCCGGTGGCGACATGGCAGGTGGTGGCACGATGCCGGTCTGAATGCTCATGACCGGCGCTGGGTTCAGGCCCTGCGCAAAGAACGGAATGTCAAGCGCTTTGTCGCCACCGGTAGGCGCGGCTGATGGAGTGCTAAGCGGAGTGGTTGATCCCCTGAACGTCATGGCCGGAACCCAGTGCCCATGATCGCGCTGGTCAGCGTGCGTGGTGGCACCTGAGCGCCAACAGCAGCAACCGGTGCGCCTAGGGTCATCTCAAGACTGGTCAGGCTGCCGCTGCCGCCCACCACCTGACCGGTGTATGACGCGATCAGCTCCTGCCCTGTCTGCGGGACATCGTTGCCGTTGAGCGCATCGAACTGATAGGTGGTCAGATCCACCAGGTAGGCATTCTGAAGTGCTGCTTCAAATGCCGCCACCACAATGCCGGTTGCAGGCGCTGTGATGCTGATGTCAGATTCAACGCCGCTGGCGCCTTCTGTAAAGCCCTGCGCTGTGAATGCAACGCTGAGCCAGAGATCACCATTGAGCAGCACGGCCTTGCTGTAGTAGCTCTGCCAGCGGTTGATCGTGACACCAGCAGCTGAGTAAATCCGAAGGTACTGGGCTTGTGCGCGTGCCATTAGGACAGCCCCAACTGAATCCGCGTCGCCGGATTGCGCAGGCTATCAAATACAGAACGCACTGCCGTCCGCAAGCCAGCTTCAAACTCATCAAGCGTGACAAACCTCTTGTTGTCAAATTGAATCACGGGGCCAGTAGTGATCTGAATTATGGGCTCAACGTCAAACGTATTGGTCTGATGAATAGCAAGTTGCTTTGGTTCATCGTCTACTGGCAGGTTTTTATTGGGAGCACTGCCGGTTAAGCCGGCTTCGATGATTTGTTGCTCTAATCGCTTAAAGTTTTCCCGAGTAATGTCGCTTCTTGTGGTTGGTTGCAGGCTGCGCAACCAGGCGCTGTTGAGAAACTTTCGCCACGAAAGCTCAGCGTTGAGCTGTGCAAAATCTTTCAGCCTTGACTCTGGCAGGATGAATTCATTCTGGCCCCCTTCACCCACCATTGCGATGGTGGGTTTTGTGACCAAACCACCCTGAGCAAACTTGGGAATGTTCAGCAATGGAATAGTAGGAATCAGGCCAAGAATCCCACCGAATGGTGACTTTTTCAGATTGGCGACGAGGTTGTTATACCGAAGAACAAAAGCATTGAATGCGTTCTCGAGATTTCGGAAGGCCAACCGCAGTGTATTCCTGAGAATACTGACGATGCCATCCAATGGCGCCTTCAATGCTTTGGCAATACCTGAAAACAATCCAGTCACGAACTTCACCGCTGATTCCCAGTTGCTGCGCCACCACTTGAAATACGCCTTGACTGGCTTCTCCAGGATGTTCTTCACAAAGCCATCCCATCCTTTTTTGAACACACTGCCAAGCCAGGTAATGAACTGACCGAGCGGCTTGCGGAATGCAATGGCCATCGCCACCACCGCCGCCACGGCCAGCACTGTCCAACCGACAGGGCCAGAGAAGAACGCCAGCAACGCTGGCAGCACGGTGCCGCTCAGGAAGGCCAGCAGGCCTGAGAATGCAGCGCTGATGACGCCCATCGCGGGGCCAAGAGCAGCTGCCCAGCTGGCGATGGTGGCCCCAAGCTGCAACGCTGCAATCCCTTTGATAACGACCATCGCACCACTAAGGATCTGCACCAGCGGGCCAAGCGCAATCACCAGGCCGCCAACGGCTGCGATGGTGCCTTGCATCCAATCCGGCAGGCTGCTGAAACCAGTGGCCATCCGGATGACTAGATCAGTGATTGTGTTGAGCACTGGCATCAATGCAGTGCCAAGCTTTACGCTGAGCTCAAGCAGTTTGGTTTGAAGCACCACCAGCTTGTCATTGGCATCATCAGCACCTTTGGCAAACTTGGTTGTCATGGTGATGCCGAGGCTTTCCACTGCCTTGCGGCCACCATTAAGCAGTGGAATCATGTCCGCGCCAGACTTGCCAAATAGCTGGGTAGCAAGCGCTGATTTCTTGGCGCCATCTGGCATCATCTTGAACTTGTCGGCTACTTCGAGCATCACCTCATCAGTGCTTTTCATCTTGCCGCTGGTATCCACCGCACTCAATCCAAGCGCTGCTAGAGCCTTCGCCACACCTTTCGGACCTTCGGCTAATTCCTTCAAGGACTCGATCTGCTCTTTGCTTGATTGCTTGATCAGCTTCACCTGGCCATCGGCGTGCTCTTTGGTCAGGTTCTTCTCTGTATTGATTCGGGCCTTGATCTGTTCTTCTTCGGCACGCTTGCGCTCTTCAAGCGCATCTTCCTGCTGCTGCTGTGCATCACGAAACTGCCGCGTGCGTTGCGTCTGCTGCTGCTGGTAGCCACGATCCAACGCCTTCAAAACATTGTCTTCCTCGTCGCGCAATGCTTGCAGCTTTGCTTCCTTCTGCTGGTCAGTCAGATACTTATCATCCTTAATTGCCTTGGCACGCGCATCAAACTGACGCTTGATTGCGCGTTCTTCCTGCTGTTGCCTATCTTTTGCTGCATCGGCTTCCTGTCTTGATTGATCATCAAACGAATCACCCAGCAGTCTTGCTTCTGCTTTGTATCGCTTGTTGATTTCTCGCAGTCGATCGTCTGATTCCTTTTCAAGTGCCGCCAGCCGCTTGTCGGCAGCATCCTGGATCGCCTGAACCTGACGATCCTCGCCATCTTCTACCGCCTGCGTCGCATCCTGCAGCGCCTGCTCAGCTGTCTGTCCATACTCATCAGTAGCCGTGCCAGCTGCAACCATGCCGCGGGCCAGCTTGACCATCGCGCCACCCACTGCATCGATCGTGGTGCCGCTCATCTTGGCCGCCTGGTCGAACTGACTCAAGCGCTCAACACTCACGCCTGTCTTCTGCGACAGATCATTCATGTTGTCCGCTGCATCAATGGCACCCTTGGCCATGGCCGCCAGGCCAACGCCGCTCACCAATGGCACCAGGCTGCCCAGCGCACCGCTCAGTCCGCCGGCGCTCTTGAGCATTCCACCGAGGCCGCTGCTGGCATCCTCTGCACCTTTCTTCAAGCCACCTATGCCCTTGGCGAGTGCCGTCACAGCACCTTCGCCATCAACCGATGCCTTGATCTTCAGCAGCGCTTCCATGAATGCCATCAGCGCTTCTCCAACTGCTTGTTGATCTGCGCCCTGGCGTGCAGTTCCATCACCTGCAAATCCTCCAGCACTACGGCCGGGTCGCTGATCTTATACAGGCTAGCAAGCTGCAACACCACTCCATAATCCAAGCCGATCACGCCATTGCTGGTAGGGCGCCACTGCGTCATGCACCGCAGGAACAGATCGACCACCTCAGCATGTTCAGGCCACAGCTTGAAATGCTGCGGCGCAAACATAGCCTCTGGCAGCTCGATGCCATACTCTGCCGCGTCAGCCAGCAGGTCATCGTTTGGCTTCTCGCCGCGGAACAGGTGATCCACGGCGCCGGTCAGTTTTTTGCCTTGGCCTTCTCCACGCTTTCGATGTAGGTCTGCACCAACATCTCAGCAACAGTGGCCACCTCCAGCAGCTGCGCCTTGGTCTCCTCGGAGTACGGGATCTGCGTGGTGTTGTCGGCCTCGAAAATGCCGCTCCAACCCACCAGGATCTCGCTCGCAATCTCCCTGGTAGGGATCCGATCAATCAAATCGTCATTCTTGACTGCATGGCGCAGCTGCTGGAAGTTGATTGCAAGATCCTCCAGCCTGCTTTGCGGCAGCCGCTTGAAGACTGCCTCGAACGTATGCGTGCGGTAGCGGCCGTTGTCTACCTGCTCCCGAATCGTGATCG